TTCTGCTCGCTCTAGTGGGTTATCAGCGATAATATTGATTTCATTGTCATTAAGGTTAGTATACATAAATCCTATAAATTAGAGTAGAAAATCGGTATAGAAGGTTTACGCAGATACCGCCGATAGGCTCTTTTTTTTTATTAGAGAAAATTAAGAAATGCACGGAGGTTCATTAAATTTTGAAAACGGCCGTCCTATCGCTCGGATAGACACTGGTAAATACGCAGGACAAATCATTTATGTCAACTCGCAAATGCAGGAGAAAGGTTCTAACTATGAGAAAATAGACTTACGCCAAAATAAACTGGAACCGATATTAGATCCAGAAAATCGAACAGTGACATACATAGCAGGAATGTCAGGTTCAGGTAAATCTACATATGCAGCAGGTTTAGCGAAAATATTTCACAAATTACATCCGAAAAAGGACATTTACTTTTTTGGCCGCAAATCGATTGATGAAGATGATGCGTTTAAAAACATTGTAAAATCGATAAAGCAGGTTCCGATAGACAACGTATTAGCGATGAATCCAGTACAATTGGAAGATATTGAATCGGGTTCGTTAGTAATATTTGATGATGTTTCGACTATTTATGAGAAAGCTCAGAAAGATGCTGTATTTAAGCTGATGGAGGATTTGATGGAGGTTGGTAGAGCACGAAAGATTGATGTTATAATCACATCACACCTTATAACGCCGAATGATCGTAAATTTGGGAGAGTTATACTAAACGAAATGCAGACATTAACATTATTTGGAAAGACAGGTGCTAAGTATCAAATTGAATATGTATTGGAAAAATATTTTGGATTAACTAAAAAACAGATTAATGACATATTAAAACTAGATAGTCGCTGGTTTACATTGTATAAACAAGCCCCATTAGTAGTATTATACGAACACGGTGCATATTTATTACAATAGGGGACCTTTTTAAAATCTAATTAATAATTAATAATATATGGAGGAAGTTATTGATTATAAGACTCACGTAGATCGGTGGATACGTAATTACGCGGCAGCATTAGGTATAAGTATTGGTCGAGACGCTAATGGATTAGCAGTATTACTAAATCGAGATGGAACACCAGTAGACCGTATCACAAGTGCGGTAATAGCTGCAGCAGCAAACGAGGCAGCACAAGGTAGGGAAAGAATGGCAGATATGCTGATAAATAATTATCGACAAACGGGAGTTGCTAATTTACCCGAACCTGAATTTGACATAATGAGAGAATCACGAGACATAGAACAAGAGGAATATGCATTTGCGACGAACCCAATTCGTGAATGGATAAATGAAGCACCAGCGGCATATAGAATGGTAGGTGATATAGTAACAGGAGATCCAAGTTATGGAGAACCAGAATTTCGAGCTCCAGGACGGGAACCATTGCATATATATGAAGGCATTTTTCGTGACCCAAGAGCGCTTCAACGGGAGACAGAAGCTGAAAGACGAGCACGTGATAGATGGGAAAGACAACAAGCCGAACATTATGCACGAACAGGTAGACGTTTTGAACCAAGGGAACAACCAGAATTGCGCGATCCAGCGTTACAACCACCACAATGGCAACCAACACCAGGAAGGCTAGAACGCTTAAAGAATTGGGCTATGGAACATCCTATGCAAACGATAGGAGCACTATTAGCAGCAGGTATTAGTTTTGCTCAATATGCAGGTCCAGTAGCTGAGACAATACATGAAAAATCACAGGATGTAATATTGCAATCTAACATACTAAAATTCAGGGATTGGTTGGCCGGACGCGAAATTAAAGTACCAGAAATAAAAAAAGTAGACGTAACAGAAGATGAAGATGAAGATGAAGGTCGTACTCCTGAAGAAGAAGCAGAAATGCAACAGCTTAGACAAGAACTTAATAAAAAACAAGTTGCTGCAGAAGAAGAAGCTAAGGCATATATAAAAGAGTCTGAAAAAGAAGCAGCAAAAGAAGCAGCTAAACCAACAATAGCAGATACAATTGACAAAATTCTACAAGGAGAACCACAACCAGAAGTAAATCAGCCGGAACCTGAAAAAACTGGATTAGGTGTAATTCCGATATTAGCTGAATATGAAAAAGATCGAGCTGAATTAGTAAAAGGTGGAGTATTTGATGAATTGAAAAAAGCGGTATATGAAGATTATGAAGCAATATGCAAAGAATGCAATGGTGATTCCAAGATGGTAATAAAAGTGGAAACAGAAAAACCAGAACTGTTTGACAAACTTTTGAAATCGCTGAAAGACTTGGAAATGCAAAAAGCCAAAATTAGTGTAGTTCAAGGTGAGGGTTCAATAAACGTATTAATTGATGATACACCTGTGCCAAAAGAAGGTGGTGAAAAAGGTGAAAAGAAAAAGAAACGAGCCAAGAACCCGTGGGTAGCGCATGTAAATGCGTATGCAAAGAAACACAAAATGTCATATTTTGAAGCATTAGGACCAGCAAAAGCGAGCTATGATGGCGGAATGCATCCTGGGATTAAGAAAATATAAGTAATAATTTCTATGTTTTTTTTAATGAGTAAAGAATTATCATTAGCAAAAGCATATGCTTTGACTGACGAGGATGTAGTAAATGCAGTTAAAGGCAAAGCGAAAGTGGTATTATACGAAGATATCAAAGACTATGATTCGATAGATGAACTATTAAAACCATATGGAGCAGTATTCATCTTGTATCAACAAAAACCAAGTAGTGGTCACTGGGTAGCATTATTTAAACGAGAAAACAACAAGGGCAACACAGAGGTCGAGTTCTTCGATGGATATGGCCTAGCACCAGACGAAGAGCTCTTTTTCACTGATAAGAAAATGCGTAAAAAACTGAATCACGATTATCCGTATTTGACCGAATTGCTATACAATGCGCCACGAGGTTATGAATTAATTTACAATGAGCATCCATTTCAGAAATATGGTAAAGGCATAGCAACTTGCGGTCGGCATTGTGTGTTAAGGTTGCAACACAGGAATAAATCATTGGAAGATTACTTACGTTGGTTTAAATCTGAGATGGGAAGTGGAATTAATTCTGAAAAAACGGATGATTTTGTGACTGAAATGACCGAAAAATAATCTTAGGGATATAATAAATAATGAATTTTGGAGGAAATCAGATAAATTATTCTCAAACGCGCAAAGCGACAGTAGAATCGAGTGACCCATTAATAAGGCACGTAAATTTAACAATTAGTAATCCAGACGGTTTAACTAATAAATATGCAGAAACAGACATTAACTATGACACTATTATATTAAACAATGCAGGTGAACATATGTGTGCAGTAGTAAATTTTGCTGTTCCGATGCAGAATATGCCCTTATTTATCTTTCCAGTTCAACCAAACCAAGGTTCAGGAACTGATTCTGCAAACATTAACACATCAACATTAGAAGTTGGAGTATGTTATAATATGGATGCAGCTAACATTGATGCAGGGTTAGTAATGAATGCTGCCCAATTACCCCGATGGACAACACCATTAACTTGGATTCCTCAAGAGATGGGATTAACAAAAGTGCCTCAAAACCAGTCGCGACAGGTGATAACACCATATTACTACTGTTATTCATTTGAACACTTTGTAAACTTGGTGAACATTGCAGTGCAGACGTCTTGGAACGCAGCAGGTAATCCAGGAGGAACAGCAAACGTGTGGACCTATTGTCCTAAATTTGCATATGATGATTCACTGAAGACATTCAATTGGCGATTACCAAGTCAATTTACTGGAAACGCGCTGTCAACAGAAGGTTGGTCAGTATGTTGGAATGAGGATTTTGACAATTTGGTGAACAATTTTAACACTATAGAAAATGGCAATATATTCATATTAGAAGATGTTGAATCGGCACTAACAAACACAAATGTGGCGGGTAACGTAATATTATATCAGGATTATCCGACAACAGACTATTTTAATAGTGCAGAACGTATTTTAGTAACAACTACATCGATACCGATTGCACAAGATTATTTTCCAGGACCTGAAGGACAATATCAAGGATTATCAAATCGCGAACGCATATTAGTGGATGTGAACTTAGACTTTGACAATAACATTACGGCACAACGTTCGATCTTAAAATACCAACCTGCAACTGATATTCATCAATTTAATGATATGATTTCGACATTACCATTACAAAGGATTTCTGTGAAATTTCGATGGGTGGATTCGCTGAATAATGTATACGATATTCCAGTTTCAAAAGGTGAGACTGTGACTTGCAAGTTAGGATTTTACAACAAATCGCTTTTATTGAATAAGTGAAGCTTCAGAAATTTTAGGATTTTCAGGATTTTCAGGATTTTCATCACCTAAAAATCGCAAATGAATAGAATTTATATGGCTATCCATGATTTTTTTTTTATTTTAACGAATTCGATCACTTTTTATATATTTTTTTGGGATGTCAAAATCCTGAGATTTTTTATCTCCGTGATTATTAAAAGTAAAAAAAACGTCGCTCGCAGTAGAACAAGTTGTACCCATTACCGTCCACGACCCTAGAGTCGTGCAACAAGACCGCGTCTACCCCGTATTAAAAGGGGGACAAGAAGTCTTATATAAGCAATTCACTACGAATTCAATTTCATCTTCAAGCATAAATTTCGTATGCCCACCTCCATCACAGAACTTGTACGTAGACAGACGTATTCACTTACGTTTGCCCGTTCAAATAAGTTGCACAGCTGCATCTGGATTAGTAGATAACAGCTATCTTTTCAACCCCTCAGCTATGGCAATTCGTTCCTTCCCTCTTCAAAAGGCGATGGAAACTGTTCAGATGACTATTAACAACCAGTCTATGAGCGTTAACATTGGGGACATTTTAAGTGCATTGGAACACTTTAACATTAGTGATAAGTTACGTCAAGTAGACTTTTCCAAATGCGCAACTTACCCTTGTTGCCAATTCCAAAACTTCTTTGATTCCTATAACGAAACTGCTAACTCTGCTGCTTTGCCATCAGCTAACAACACTGGTTTACCTCAATACTACAGACAGATAAAGTCTGAATTGTGCTTGTGGTCAGAATCTCCACTTGGCAGTGTCCAAAAGCAAATGCCATTCGTTGTAACAAATAACCAAATTGTTGCTTCCAACGCTATTGCTACTGCCTCTGTTATTCAATTCGTTTCTACAGAGCCCCTCTTCCTTAGTCCTTTGTACTGGGGAGACTGTGAACACGACGATGCTGCATTCTACGGTGTTAACAATATGTCATTTACCTTCAACTTCCAAAGCAATGCTGGTAACAGAATGTTGGCCATTGACGCATTAGCTGCAAACTTGGCTTCTACTGACACTGAAGCAGGAGCACGTGCATTAGCAATTACTACTTCCGTATCTTTCAATGCAACATTGAACAGCAAATTAACGAATGTAGGTTCATATGAAGCTGCGTTATTGTTCCAATATATTACGCCTCAATTAGTGGACCGTGGTCAATCAATGAACAAAGTTTTGAACTATCCTTACTTTAACATTGAACGTTGGCCAGGAAGCAGCCAACAAAGTCCAACTACATTGGCAACTGCAACCTTCACATCCAACAACGTGCAACTTTCTAGCATACCCAGCAAAGTTTACATTTTCGTTCGTCCCACAAACGCTAGTTTGCAAGCAAATCCTTGCATTCCAGATTGCTTTGCTCGTATTGAAAAAGTTAATATTCAATGGGGTAATCGTTCTGGATTACTTGCCAGCGCCTCTATCCAACAATTGTACGACATTTCCGTTCGTGCAGGTTGCTGCTTGAGCTACAATGATTGGGCTGCAGTACCCATGGCTAAGAATCTTACATCATCCACATTCGGTGGAACTCACGTTTATGGAACTGGTTCCGTGTTAGCCATTGATCCTATCGACCTTGGTCTTGATTCTATCGATGCACCAGGTAAATTACAAAAGACAAGTTTGTATGTGTCTTGTGACATTCGTAATATGGGAGCAGCTACTCAAGCCATGGAACTCTACGTGGTTGCAGTATCTCAAGGTATCTTCACTTTGTTCAACGGTCAAGCCAGTTCATTGATTGGTGTACTCAACTCCAACGATGTATTGAATGCTCACGAACAAACTGCTGGACGCATGGTTAGCTATGCTGATGCACGCAGAATGTATGGAGGTAACTTCTTATCTGACATCAAAGCCGACTTGCAAGGTCTCTTGAAGAAAAAGAAAGCCCCAATGGGTTTGGGATCTTCAGGAGCAGGTCAAGGTGCAGGAGTTTCCGGTGCGGCTAGAATGACGCGAATGAGTCTAAAAGATCGGTTAAGTTAGTCAATCATTGAGTGATTCACTAAAAGATTGTTGTGTTTAAAAAATGAAAATTAATTGAAGCTATTTTATAAATGTTAACTTACTATATTTATAAAATACATAATACCGTTGATAATATGGTTTATGTGGGATCCACAAAAAATATAAACGACAGATGGAGGCGTCATTATCAAAATGCTATTAATGGGACTGGATATAAAGTAAATAAACACATATGTGAATTAGGTTGTGATAAATTCAATATGACAGTAGTTAGAACAATAGAAGTTGAGTGTAAAAGGGATGCAGAAAAATACGAAGATGAAGAATTACAAAAAATACCAGTTGAATTTAGATTAAATGAGCGGCGCTGCTATGTATCACCAAACGAAAAGAAAAAATTGAACAGAGAATATGCTAAGAAACGTTATGAGGACTTGGAATTTGTCGATAATGAACACAAACGTAGAAAGGAATACTATGAAAAACAAAGAGAGGATAAAGAATGGATAGTACAATTTAACGAATCCCGTCGTGAAATGATGGCAAAAAAAAAGCAAGAAAATCCAGAGTGGTATCGGCAATACAAAGAAAAACAAAAAAATTACTATCAGACATTTCGTAGGTCTGAAGAAGTGAGAACGGTGGAAAATGCAAAGTCGAGGTTGCGATATGCTGAAATCAAAGTAGACACTGATTTTCAAGCTCGACGTAAAATTTATCGCAAGAAAACATATGACAAGAAAAAAGATGATCCTCAATTTAAACAGAAACGTTCAGACACTTATAAAGCTTGGCGCGCAAGACAAAAAGAAAAACCTGATTATTATAGTGCCGAAAATATTGAAAAACGTCGGTTAAAAGCGCAAAAAGATTATGAGCGGCAGAAAGAAAAGAAAAAATTAAAAGCAGAAATAAATGAGTAACGAAAGTGATTTTGATTCAATATATGATGACTATGAATCATCAACAGATGAATCTCCGTTGCGAATAAACATAAGAATAGAGATACCGAAAGGATTTACAAAGAAAGACATCGATATATTATTTGAAAAAGATGCGTTTACAAAAGATAAAAAAAAAATGTATGTTAAAGACAGTTAACTAGGGGGGCTTCTTAAATATTGTAGGTCAGATTTCCATTTTGTTCTTACCCTTAGTTAACTCATTTAGATCATTCAGACATATGGTTTAAGTTGTGTTGTAGTATTTTTAAAAGTCCTGGTTGGTTACCAGGCATTTTGAAAATTAACATTTATCAAAAAAGGTGAATTTCTCAAACTTTCGGACGACAGAATCAGATTCATATTCAAAAGGTGGTTCATAAACCTCAAGAATATCGACATCAAAAATTTTGTCTACTTTACTGGTTTTGTAGAGATAACCGTCGGTTTTTTTATGCCACAAGGATAATTTCCAAGAATTAGCATCTTCAGTGCAAAAATAACCATCGGTGAAAGATTGAAATCCATTCAAAGGAGTAGCTGGAATATTTTCAGGGAGATGTTTCCAAGCACCGACACCGTAAACTTTGTCGAAGAAAGCATTAACGTATGCGATAGAGCCACGGCGGGCATCAATATAAGAGGCGTAACGTCTTTTAAGAATAAAATTAAGAGTTTTGATATCATTATGTGCAAGATGTAAAGCTTTAGAGTTATCAAAATGAACGAATACACAATAGTAGTTCATAATTAAAATATATATAGAAATTAATAAATATGTCAACGTGGACAGACAAAGATGAAAGCGAACTGATACGCTTAATTAAAGAAGCTAATATTCAAAAGGAACCTACTTTGGAAGAATATTTTGGACAAGCGCCTCAAAATATATGGCGAACAGAAGGAGTTCAACAACAGCAAATTCCAATAAGTCAAGTAGGTGATCCGTGGACAAAAGAAGGTCAAAGAAAAATAAAAGAACAAAAAAAATTACGTTTAATGGAACTGGAGCAAAAAGGTAAAAAAAAACCAGAATGGGTCAAGTGGTTCTCTAAAATAACAAAAAATTTTGCAACGCCAAGTCAAGTAGCAGCCGTTGACGCATTACAGAGAGGTGATTATGGTCGAACATTATATTATTTAGCCCGAGCAAACAAAGAACAAATAGCACGATCTGACGCTGAAGATAAGCGTAAAATTGCAAAATTGCAAGCAAAGATTGAAGAATTAAACAAACAAATAGAGGCTAAAAAAGCAGCTCATCCAAGTGTACCAGTTAAAACGAAAAGGCCAAAAAAAGGAAAAGGTGCACCCCGAAAACCAAACGCATGGAATGCTCATTGCAAGAAAGTTAAAGCTGAGAATCCAGATATGCCATTTAAAGACGTTATGAAAAAAGCGAAAGAATCCTACGTAAAAAGTAAGTAAGGGATTGAGAATTATTTTCCTCATACTAGAATAAAATGATTAATACTAATCCCAATATGGACGTTAATTTGGCCCCAGCTATTTCTGCCGCTTTACACAAACGCGGTCGTGTAGAAGATAACCAAGGTGCAGGATTACAAGACCAAAGCATATACGGTCAACCCGTGATTGCCGCAGGAGCACCAGCAGGTGGAAAGAAACCCCGTAAACCTCGTGCTAAGAAAGCCGCACCAGCAGCTGAACCAGTAGCAGCAGTAGTGGAAGTAAAAGCAGTGGAAGGTGAAGCAAAACCAAAACGCAAAGGTGGAAACGCAAAAGGGTCAGCAGCAGCAAAAGGAGCAGCAGCAAAGAACCCCTGGTTACAACACGTAAAGAAAGTGAAAGGTGATAATCCAAAATTAAGTTTGAAAGAAGTAATGTTGAAAGCAAAAGAATCCTACAAAAAGTGATAATTCTCGTAAAATTCTCAGAACAAAAAACAAAACTCAATGGAAATGAATATGATAATTAATTATAACTTTGATTACACGATGGAGGGTGAACTCAAAGATATACCTAACTTGATGAAAGAAGTGTTTGGATCAAGTGCTGTCCAGTTTTATGTGACAGATGAATCGAAAAAAAGATTAGCTGAATCAGTATTGGCCTTGGAATACAAACCAAAAAAGGCGCCAAAAAAGAAACGAAAGTCAAGTAAATGGACACAGCACATTAGCAAAGTGGCGAAAGAACGTGGCATCACGTACATGGAGGCGATCAAATACGCAAAAGAAACATATGTAAAAGAATAAAAAATAAAAAGGATTAGCTGAAAAAAATTAATTTCTAAGAA